GTTCCTGATAAGTTACCCAGTGTAAAGGGAGAATGGGAAACTTTCAAAAAAATAGTAGCGATAGTTGATTCTAACCGTCAACATACTGAACAAGGTTTAGATGAGATTTTAGAATTGAAAGGGGTCATATAATGAGATGTCATCGTTGCAATGTTTTTGAGGTTGAAGAAAACCAACTATGCAGTACTTGTAAGATTGCTGTAAACTTTCTTAATGAACCTAAAGAACAGGCAACAGATGAACAAATACTAGAATCTTCTATGATAATGAAAATGAAAGAAGGTTGTAGAGAGTGTGGTAGTAATAATTTCGGCTATAATGCAGGAATATTAGAAGAAGGTAAACTAAAGTGGTTTATTATTCAAGTAAAGTGTGATAATTGTGGTGCGGATTATGATGAAGCATTAGATGTGAGGATTAAAAATGAGTTTAATAAAAATGAAAAACAAACAAAGACCAATAATAATAGTAGGCAAATCAAATAAAAATTGTATAGATAAAGCATTAGGGCTTTTATCCAATTCAGATAATCCCATTGTTAGATATGCAGATGAATATGATATAGAAGATAATTATTCTCTCCCTAGGAATAGAGGATTAATTATTCGAGAAGTTAATATTAAACCTAAGACAGATTTAATCATTAAATCTATTCTAGAATATAGAGGAACAGTTATATTAACATCATCCAATCAAAAGGATGTCCCTAAATCTATACTTAAATTAGTAAAATTGACTAGGGCTACTTCTGATTCAGAAGACATATTGAAGATAAAAGAAATATCACCTAGGAGTAATCCACCAAAAGAATATGATTTAGATATATTTAAGATTATGATGGATTATTTAAAGAATCCTGATAGAGAAGATGTATTGGAGATATTAAAAATAAACAAACCTTCTGATTCACAATTACTAAGTTGGTTAGGACAGAATATACATCCTAACAAACTAATGTATATTGATTCAGAAGTCAAAAGAAAATGGTCATCAGACTATTTTTATGAGTTATTGGCATACTCTCATGAGGGTAAAACCTACGGTAAGTTAGTTATGCCTAAACGTAGACCGCAAAATGAGATGCGGGATATATGTAGAAGATTAAAATTAAAAAGAGAACAACAACATCTACTAAAACATTTATTAGAAGATGATGAATTTAGAAATTATGCTAAGTCTAGGCTAGATAATAGACAATGTAGACTCCTAAAATTAGGAGAAAAGAAGAAAGTGAAAATAAAGCAACCAACGGTTGTTACAACAAAATTGGATAAGTGGTTATAATGGCAAGAAACAATAAGAATTATTATAGATATATAGCATTACATGAATTAGGAAATGAAAGAGCAGAAGAAGAGATGAATATTCAGGAGATAATGACATTTATTAATAATTATAAAAATAATAAAGGTCGTTTACATCGGCACGTTAATTCTATGACTAATGTTATAGTGAATTTAATGTATCAAATGCCTGAATATGATATAGTTAGAAATGGTACTTGGGTATATACACCTAAAGGAGATGAATAAAATGTTATGGACAGAAAAATATAGACCTCAACACTTAGATGAGATAGTGGGTCATTATAATTTAATTATGGATGCAGAAGAATGGATACAAAATAAAGAGATGCCTAATTTACTTTTGTATGGTGTAGCGGGTACAGGTAAAACCGCATTAGCGGGAGCATTGGCTAATGACCTGTTAGGTGATTTTAAGGATTCAAATTTCTTTGAGATAAATGCTTCAGATGACAGAAAACTCGAAACAGTTAGGACTAAGATTAAGGAAATAGCATCCACATCTAAAATAGGTGACGTTCCATTCAAAATAGTTTTACTTGATGAGATGGATGGTATGACTAAAGATGCACAAAACGCATTGAAAAGAATTATGGAACGCTATTCAGAAAATTGTAGATTCATAATAACTTGTAATGAAAGAAATAGGATAATATACCCATTACAATCTAGGTGTGCTAACTATCTATTTATTAGACTGAGTGATGAAAACATGGCCTTTATCCTAAATAGGATATTAACACTAGAAAACGTAACAACGGTTGATAAAGATGAACTCGATTCTTTTATATTGGGGCTACATGGTGATATTCGTAGAGGGATTACTGAATTACAAGCATCAATTTCTAGTAAGAGTCCCTTATCAAAAATAAATCAAGAAAGCCTTGAGCCGTATGTTATTATAATTAATATGTTAAATGAAAATAAATATGAAGAAGCATTAGACGAGGTACATAAAATGATTTACAATTCTATTGATATGGCATCATTATGTATTAATTTACATGATGCTGTTGTAGCAAAAGAAATGCAACACAAAAAGAAATTCCAATATCTGCGAGTAATCGGGGAGGCTGAATGGCGTAGTAAAACCATGACTCCAAAGTTATTAGCAAGTTGGATGATAGCACAAATGATATGAAAAAAAGAAAAAAAGAAAAGGTGAAAAAAATGGAAAATAATGAAAATATTGAGAAATTAATGAAAGAAGTGGAATTGGGAGCAGGTCGAGTAGATTTAAGTCTAGAAGATGCTGTTCTAAAGATAGATGAAATCTGTCAACAAAATGGTTTAGATAAAAATGAAGAACCTTTAGTTGTGATGAATCTATGGAGACAGTTTGTTGCAAGTGTAATGATGTCAAGAAAGAAAGATTCTGCCGATAATAACGAAAGCCCGACCAATGCATCTAGCAACGGTTGGTTAAAGCAAGCATTTGGTATGTTTGTATCTTTGGATGAATCTAGAGATATGATGGAATGGAGTAGAAATAATGTATTCAATGAATATAATATGGATAAACAAACTACTCTTGAATCAGGTAAAGTAGCATCCGTCAATCAATTTGAAGATGGTACTTATCAAGTAATTAGGTATCACGAAGGTGAAAGACAAGAAAGGCACATTCAGACATTACCTGCGGGAGCAATGCCATTAAATGAAGAAAATTGGTGGATAGTTCCTTTAGATGCAGTTGCTAAATATAGAGAAGACCCAAACCCTAACTATGGTAAACCATTACCTAAAGAAGAGTTTAGAAGAAGTGGTGTGTTTGTAGGAGAAGTTGATGGTACTTTTGGTAGATATTACTTTAATTACAAAGGTGAATCTTCTAAAGCGTTTGAACCTAAAACCTTTACATGGGTATCATTTAATTGTATTATAAACAGTTTTGATGGTAGTAAGATTCATGGTATAACTACAAGAACTCTTGCTTCATTAGTTGTTAATGATGAGTTGCCTGATGATTCTGATTCTAAGAGAGATATGAGTCAAACTTCTAAACCTGATTTAATGATGGAATATGCTAGAGAGCATTATGTACCATTGAATGATTTAGATAGAGCGCATAGTATGAATCTATCTAAAACATATTTAGAAAGGTTTGTTATTACTGATGGTAATGTGGCAAGTATGATTCTTACCCCAACTTCTAATGGTAACAGAATCGTATCTATATCAGATTTAAATGCTGATTTTGAATATGATGGAGATGGTTATGTTGGAACAACTTGTTGGATACCTAGTAGCATTGATATTGATTTTGGTGTAGGTTCTGATGTTATTGTAGTAGGTAGAACTTCACAACGTACAAATGATGATGGTTCTTTAGATGGAACTACACTAAATGTTAGTGGGTTGCTTGTAACTTCAAAGCGAGGTAAAGTTGTAGAAGTAGAGATTCCTGTTGAAGATGATACAGATTGGTTCTGAGGATATAATATGTATCAGATATCAGGACAGATAATACATAGTCATAGTTTTGCTGTTCCATTGGAAACAGTAGAATTTCTAACAGTTAGGTTAAATGAAGAAACTGGTGAATACTGGTTAAAAATGCATTTACCTTCTAGCAAAGAAATAAGAATAAAAGTAAGTGAGGCAGAAGTCAATTCCATATTAGGAGAATGGGCTATGTCTAAGGGTAATGATGTTTACCCTGAATTTAATGGTGATAAAAATGAGTTGGAATACAGAAAAAACAGAAGATAACAGTGACACTTTTGCAGAAGCAAAGGCGAGGATTAAGGCACAGATTAAGGCACGAAATGAAAGGGAGAAATCCTTTTTATTGTGTTCTATTACTGGCGACCCGAAGGTAGGTAAAACAGGAACAGCAATGGATTGTAGAACCGAAGAAGAAATAGAAAAAGGATACAAAGTATTCGTTTTAGATTTTGATGATGGTGCAGAACCTACATGGGATTCAGGATGGGGTAGAGATGAAAATATAGTAATCTTCAATCCTATTGAGATGAAAAGTGATGGAACAGTTGATTGGAATGAGACATTTCAAAATGCACATTCTTTCATAACATATGTTAAGGAAGAGATTGCAGAAGGAATACTTGTTAAATCAATAATCTTTGATGGTGTTGATAAAGCATATGAAGGGTCGGGTGATGTGTTAAGGCAACATTTGGTAAGGTCTTCAAAGAGAGATGGTTTAATTATACATGATACTGATTCGGTAACAGTTAAACCATTAGATTGGAAGATTAGAAATAGAGTTTACAATCGTCTTTTAGATGCGTTTATTGCTATTAATGCAGATAGGTTTTTGATAACACATATGAAACCTATCTACGGTAATATAGTTAATCCTGTGCCTATTGGTGTTGTACCTGATTGGCATAAATCTACACCTGCTAGATTTACTCAAATGATACACATCAATAAAATTAAGAGTGGAGCAACAACTAATTATATTGCTGAATTACAAGCAAGTAAAA